GACCTGATTCTTGCACCGGGCCAACTGGACGCGGCGGTTAATATGCTCAATGCCAGGCCCGATGTGGGCATGGTCGCGCTGCGCTTCTACAATGTCGGCAAGGGTGACGGCAGCGATGGCGGGCATACCGGACATATCAAATTTGACGGCAAGCGCATCCCTTATGCTGAGTTCGGCGTCATTCGCAATGACCTGGGCCGGCAGGTCGGATGGTTTACGGATAGATACTTCCACTATGCGGGCGATTCGCATCTTGGAATGAGTGTGTGGCGTGCGGGCTATCGCGTCGAGCCGCTCAATGGCTACTGTGCAAAACACATGCACGCAGACAACGCCCTGAGGGGTGCTAATCGCTGGCAGGTAGACAATAAATACCTGGAACGGGCCGGCAACGGCACCGCAGACGGGCGCAAATTCTATGAGTATTGGGGCAATTGTGATTGGTGGCCCCCGGAGGTGCATTGATGGGTACATATCGCATGAGCATTGATGAAGAATTAGGCGTCGCTTTGCGCGATGGTCTGGGCCTGGAAAACTTTGTTGAGACTGGCACCTACAAGTGCGGTACAACCAGATGGGCCGCGGGCGCGTTTGCAAACGTCTGGACGGTTGAGGCATTCGAGCCGTATTACCAGAAGGCAAAGGCCGCCAATCCAGACCTGGTTGCGCAGGGCGTCAATTTTATCTTTGGCGACAGCCGCGTCGAATTGCCGCGCATCCTGCGTAAACTCAAAACGCCGGCCCTGATTTGGCTTGATGCTCACTGGATGGGCAACAAAGAGGTGAGCGATGGCACGCCGGGCGAATGCCCAATCACAGAAGAGCTGGAAGCCATCGCCAAAAGCAAGGTCGATCACGTTGTCTTGATTGACGACGCCCGCCTGTTTTGCTCGGATGCCAACCCAAGCAAGCACGCGCCCGAACAATGGCCGCGCTTGCGTGAGATTGAGGCGATTGTCAACCGTAACAAAAAACACTACATCGTTATCCATGAGGATATGATTATCATTGCACCATTGGGCAAGGCATCCGAGATTGTCAAAGAACATCTGAAGATGCCCAGCCTGGAGGTGCTCGTCTTGACATCCAATCAATACGCCCATGTCTGCCAGCCGTTTGCGCACCTGTTCAACAAACACTTTGGCGACAATATCCCGGCGCGTGTCTTGCGTTACGATGTGCGCCCGCGTGGACTGCCCGCCAATTTTAGCAATGTCTCAATGGGCTACCAGGATAATGTCGCATGGTCAACCGGGCTTAGAATGTACGTTGATCAATTCCTGTCTAATGACCTGATTTTGCTCATGCTTGAGGATTACTTTATCACCCAGCCCGTCAACGTGGCATTGATCACTGCCCTATGGCGTTGGATGTCTGATAATCCAAACATTGCAAAGCTGGATCTATCTGGCGACCGTCTCAAGGTGCCATACACTGAGGCTGAGATTGTAGCCGGGGTGCAGCTCATCGAGAGCGCACCGGATGCGAATTATCAAGCGTCCATTCAGGCGGCTATTTGGCGGCGCGACACATTGCGGCAATTCCTGATTGACGGTGAAACGCCATGGCAGTTCGAAAAGCGCGGCACAAAGCGCATGATTGCGGCGCGCACCGATGGCACATTCAGCGGGCGTATCATGGGCACAGATCCAGCCGTGTTACACTACGTCAACGCGGTTGGAGGTGAGGGGCGCAAGCCGGGAGAATACGATCATAAAAAGATACCGCCCGCGCTGTGGGCAGAGTTGGCGGGGAATGGATTGGTAAAATGATCCTAACTGGCGCACCGCACGAAATACTTGCACAGGTCAACGCCCTCAACAGCAAAGCGGAGGGGATTATCAAGGCCGCCCGCGCAATGGTAAGCCGGGGCAGGCAGGATGTTGAAGACTTTCAGGCGGCGGCCCTGGCGATGCTTGCCGCGCCATATGACGTAGGCGGCGCGCATGTCTTGGAGATTGGCACATACTACGGCTACACTGCGGCTGTACTTGGATTGGCTGCGCCAATGGCGCACGTTACAACGCTCAACACGCTCGAATGGGAGGTGATAGCGGCAAAAAAGAATTTGCGACAACTGCCCAACGTGACGCCGCTCTGCGTCGCGTCGTGGGATTATCTCAAAGAGTATAACGGCCCAGCCCTTGACATGATCTTTGTCGATGGCGACCATAAGCGCATCGCCCTGGATCTGCCATGGTTCGACTGGCTGAGGCCGGGCGGCTTGATGGTCTTCCACGACTATACGCCACTTGGAGCGCCGCGCCACTGCCCGCCCGTATTCGAGGCGTTGAACGCCGCTGTTGAACGCATTGACCGCGGCTTTGACGTGCTGATCGTTGACAATCAACAGATCGGAATGGCAGGCTGGTATAAGCGCAGCGTAAAAGAGCACCTATTACACTACCCGCGAGAGATTGAGGAGTAAAAGATTATGGCATACGCAAGCATCACAGAATTAAAAAACAGGCTCAATATTACGTCAACAGATACCACCCGCGACGCCGTTCTGTCGGCATTGCTCAGCGCATCTGAGGCCGCCATCAATGGCCTATGCAATCGCCCGCATGGGTTTATCGCAGACGCAACCGCCAGCGCGCGGTATTATCCTGGCAACGGGGCTGATTGTATGCGTATAGATGAGTGTACGCAAATTACGACCGTCGCCGTCAAGGACAGTCCAACTGATACGGATTATACCGATTGGGACACACCCACCACGACCCTGGCGGGAGATGGCGATTGGATACCGGCTACCGGATCGGCTGACAATCCAGAATACAACCGCACGCCATACACCCTGCTGATCATCGACCCGAACGGTAGTTACAGTCACTTTACCAGCGGCGTGCTGGGTGGGCGCAAGGTGCCGACCGTCAAAGTTACCGCCCGCTGGGGCTATGCCGACGACGTGCCCGCACAAGTCAGAGAGGCGTGCGTCGTCATGGCGTCGCGGTGGTGGAAACGTGGCGAATCAGGATGGGCAGATAGTACAGCCAATCCAGAGATGGGCGGGTTACAATTCCGTCAATCCATTGACCCGGATGTCAAGGGTATGCTGATTGAGGCGCGGCTGATTGTGCCAGCGATAGGATAGCATGACGCAGACGATAACCCCCATCACGGCTTGTGACGTTGGTATCAAAATATCAGATGCTACCGGCGCGATGCGTGACATCTCTGGCAGCGCAAACAAGCTAACTTTTAGCGGGCAGATATTGACCGCCAAAAAGTACACGCTTGGGTATGCGTGGCCGCGCCGTTATCAGGGCGGCAAAGACGCAAGCATCAAATGTGATGTTGTCTATTCTACCGCCGCGGCTGAGGGGTGGGATGTTCTCAAAGCGTGGGCATTCGCTCCCGTTCCAGGCATCCGTCTGGTAAGTTTCACTACACCCGACGGGCTTGACATGGTGGCGAATGTATCCGACGTGTCATTTGAGGCCCCCGCAGGTGATGGCGGGCCGGTGATTGTATCGTTTACTCTGCGCCCTGCATCCCTGCCTAAATGGTGGCTGGCAAACGATACCATACCGGAGGCCAATTGCAAGGTCGCATACAGCCCATATGGAGCGGCAAGCCTGGCGGCATCGTACATCAACCTGGCACATCCTGGCGTTGATGATGCAGTCAAGCCCATCGCATACGATGCGCCTTCACTTGATGCGGTATTGGGCTGGGTATTCAACGGCGTCAATACCTGCCTGCACAGCTTCAGCGACATCACCGCCGCTGATTGGTCGATGATTGTCAGCTATGCGACGCCAACATCAACCGGACGGCGCACAATGGCGGGCAAATACCAGTCAAGCAGCAACGAGTGGGCGATTGTCGCCAACTGGAACAGTGACGAAATGTGGGCATGGCATGGCCTGCGTCTTGAGACTGCGCCAATCCTGACAAGCGGGACATACGGCATTGCGGCAGATTTGGCCTATCGAAACGGCAGCGTTGAGCCCGGAACAATTCCGAGCCCAGCGGCACAAATAGCTAGCCCGTTTTACATCGGCGCCCTGGGTGCGGGTACGATTGGCCTGGAATTTTGGCCCGGCAGCATCAAAAGAATTGCCGTGTACGACATCACCCTGACACCGGCGCAAATGGCGGTACTACACTCAGAGATGCTATAAGTTGCGTCACAATCGGATTACGTGTATAATTAGCATGTAGGTTAACCGCATATTTTGGCTTGTTGAAGCCGCCCAACTATGGCCCGCTTCTCTTCGGAGAGGCGGGCTTTTGTGTTACACGGCAGGAGATAATGGCAAACGATTTCGGCATTGAGGTAGATTCGGCAGACGCACGGCGAAAGATGGAGCAGGTCGCCCGTGATTTATACGGCGCGCCGATGGTGGCAGCGTTCCAGCGCGCGTCTGCACTTGTCGCTCGCGATGCAAAAATCAATGCACCACGCAACATCGGGACGCTCAGCGCATCCATTACCGCAGCAATTGAAGCCGATCCAGAAACAATACAGGGAATTGTCGGGTCAAATCTTGCGTATGCGCCACACATGGAATTTGGGACGGGTACCTTTGCTGGGAAATCCCCGCACTATCCACCCGCGGCGGCCCTTGACGTTTGGGCGCAGCGACACGGCTTTTCGAGCGGTGCGGTTGTCGCTCGTATCATTGGCAGGCGCGGAGGCTTGGCCCCGCGTAAATATCTTACCAATGCGCTTGAGGCAAACAGGGCACAAGTCACAGCAACGATTGAGAATGCGGTACAGGAGATTACACAGAAATGAGCATCACACTGGCGCAAATTTGCGACGCCATCGAAGGAACGCTCAGCACGGCCCTACCAGCAACGGGCCGCAGTCAGTCATACGATGAATTGACGGAGGGGATAAACGACATCCCTACATTGCAGGTCTACCCGGAGATCGGGCGGCAAGACGCCATTACGGGCAATGCGCAGCATAGCTTCGGAGGGGATATTCGGGTAAGTGAGATCATTATCCATGCTGATTACTACGCCAGCCAAAGGCGCCACCTGTCCGAAGATATGAAACGCCTGGTTGACGGCATCGACCTGATCACCAACGTGCTTGAGGCAC